ACCGGTGGCGAGCGATTTTTTTGGCGTTGCAGGTGGGTCCCACTTTACAGGAAAAGGATAAATGGACTGGATCTCCCTTATTGGGCCGTATTTCACTGGGCTTTGAATGGAATATGTATTGGGCCTTATACCAAATTATGTAATTTAAGATTTTATTTATTGATATTATAAATATACACTTATACAGTAGCATTCGTACATATATCGTAGTCATCTGCTATACGTATATCAATTACTGGGGCTTCTTGCATCATCAGCATATCAATAATTTCGACCATGTCTTCCTGTCGGAAATCACCAATATGAGAATCCTTGTACATGAACTTCAGTATATTACGTATCCCTTCTTCTAAATTGTTGAAGTCGAATGGTGGTATGATCCCATCATGGCCGTATGGTATCATGAATATCTTCTTTGCCAGTGTTGGTGATCTTGTCGAGCACAGCTCAATCTGAACAATAATTGAATTGCCTTCCTTGAGCTTTACATCGATGGTAAACTCCATTCCCTTTGTGTTATTATATTTTATCGTCATAATCTCGAGTTGTGATTTGGTACGTGAGTTTATTCGTCTTAATAGTGGACATATATCATGATTAATGGACATAATTCATATACGTGGTCTAATATGTATCATATGAATGTTAGTGGAATTATGTATGATTGATAGTTTCATAACTATCAATCATCTAAAAAACGAAAAAAGAAAGAATAAAATGAGAAGGATAAAAGGGAAAAAATAAGAGAGGGGAAATTAAAAAAAGATTTGAACAAAGGGGCCATAGACAGGAGAATATACGCAAACAAGAGCACACAAAAAAGAACCCAAACCTGAAATCTGTTAAGAAAATAAGGTAGTGCAGCGGAGAACAAAAAACCCGAATAGAGGAAAACAAAGACAGAGAAGAAACAAACATGAGTTGAAGAAAAGAGCAAAAAAGAAATTAAAAAATAAATATTTATGATAAGATCCGTACACAGTAATTACTCAGTAATTACTGCGCGGTAAATGTGAATATAATTAACCACAAGGTTAATTTGGAGCCCCCTTTAGAGAAATGTGACCCCAATTGAGCCCCCAATAAATTGGGTGCTCGGAGAGAGAAATAAATCCCGGATTCCCAAAATACAGACGGTCTCTGTGTCTGGAAGGCGCGTGAAAGTGGCCTCTTTTTTGTACCTTCTCTCTCCTAAAACTCACCGGAGCTGCGATTTCAGGCACTTCCGGTCATCAATTTATTTGCGACACGCGCGGCGGTGTGTACCCCTGGGAGGGTAGGTACCACTACGCTACGCAGCAGCTTTAGCTACGCCGGAGCTTAGCTCGCCACCGT